GGAGTCAGACCCCCGCCGATATACTGCTCATGCAGCGTCTTTATTGTCTCGGTGCAGTCGGCGATGTCCGGGTACTGCGAAACCGACTGCCCGGTCATCACAAAGAACCTGCCTGACTCGTACATCTCGATATTGCCCTTCCGGCGTCCATTCGGCGGGAGCGTGCCACGGCAGATAATGTGGATGCCACTACCCGAGGTCGATTTCTCGGTATAGCTCTGAAGCGTATCGACAAAATCGGACAGAAGACAGGGCTCACCCTCCATGAACTTCGGAAACTCGTCCGCCACATCGTCTATATCGATGCCGAAATAAGGCGATTCGGAGAACATGAACCCGATTCCGCTGTACCCCTCGGCACTCGCGGCGGTCTGGAAATCGCACCAGGTCGACGGGTCGTTCGATTTCGCCGGGGTTCCGGTCTTCGCGTCAAACGGCACTTTGCGCGGCTTTTCTCGCTTCTCGTCCGGCAGGAGTTTGAAGGTCACCCAGTTCGGAAGGGCTTTCAGCTCCTCTGGAATTTTCTCGTACATCGCTTAACCCCACGGGAGTTCATTTGCGGGGATGTCGTGATACTGCTCAGAAGGCACGCTGGCGGCGTTCTGAGGCGCGTTCCGCACCGGGGTGGTACTTGTACCGCTGTTCACCTGAAAGCGTCCCTGGCGCGCTTCTCGCGGCACAGGGCAGTATGTCAGCGCGGGAGCGTTTGATTCGTTCCAGTACTTGACCTTCAGATACTTCTTGCCGTTGTACTCCTCGTGCCAGAGCTCGACCTGAACCGCCTTCCCGACGAGGTCGGCGAGGTACTCGGAGAGCGAGCCGTAGCTCTTGCCCTCGGGGAGTCTTGCCGCCTTGCCGAGCCGCATCAGCTGATTGTAGCTGTAGCCGCCGACAGCCTGGTCGATTTCCTTCGGCTCGCGGAGCTTGTACATCCAGTGTGAAAGCGTCCTTCCGGCGCAGTCCTGCGGAATGTCCTTCCTGATCTCAAGCCCGATGACGATCTTCGTTCCGTCGTCCTCGACTCCGGAGATAGCGGCTTCGTAAATCCCCGCGGGGATGGTGTCGTTCAGTTCCTTGAAATTTGTCGCAAACATTTTAATTTAATCCTCCAAAATTATTTTTCTCGCGTCCTCGATCGAATAGGCGATTCCGGCGATAAACCCGTATTCGCGCATTCTCAAGACGAATTTTTCCTGCTCCGGTCGGACTTTCCCGCCGGGTTTCTTGACTTCGATGAACACCGCTTTTCCGTCCGAGAAGCGGACGCCGAACAGATCGGGGAAACCGACCGGAAGCCCGGTCGTGACGAACCTGCCGTCTTTCGTTACCCAGCTTCCGACGTTCGCACGGAAGAGAATCGCGATGTCGCCGCATTTTTCGCGGATAAGGTTTTGAATGTCATGCTCGGTCATGTATCAGCCCCCGCGATCGTGCTTGATGCCAAGCCCAGCCCGGCTTATAGCCATGCTGTTTTCCGTATGCTTGCAACTCCGCGTATGTCTTGCAGTCTGACGGCTGTGTGTATCTGAGCGTGAAGCCCTCGATACGGACAAGCTCAGCCGCCTTCTCCTGTATCTCCCTGACCTTCTTCGGGAGAGGAGCGCCGCACCACGGGCACCTGTGGAGGTCGTTCGGCTCGAACACCCGGAAGCACTCGGGGCAGGTGACGATTTTCACGTCGTTCTGCTCACGCGGCGCTTTTTTCGTCCTGCCTTTCTTCGCAAGCGTCCATTCGCGGTCATCGTCCGGCATCCCGAATCGTGCGTAATTACCAACATGGTCGATAATCACCGCGCGTTTATCGGGCAAATAGCGCATACACCGCATTGACTGTTGTATATACAGTGTCAATGATTTCGTCGGTCTGAGCAGTATCGCGCACCCGCAGTCAGGCACATCGAATCCCTCGGAGATCAGATCGACGTTGCACAGCACCCGGATTTTCCCGGCACGAAAGTCGGTGATAATGCGATTTCGTTCCGGTTTCGGCGTCTCGCCGTCGAGGTGGACGGCGGGGATTCCGGCTTTCGAGAACGCTTCCGCGACCGCCTTTGAGTGCTTGATCGATGCGCAGTAGCAGATAGCCTTTTCGCCTTTTCCGAGGTTTTTGTAGTTCGCGATGACGTCTCCGTAAATAGCGGATGACATCAGCCGCGATTCGATTTCGGACGCGACGTACTCGCCCTGCTTGACGTGCAGCCCGGTGAGATCAGCGACACTCGGCGCGAAATAGTCATACGGCGCGAGGAAGTGATTTTCAATCAGCCACTTCGCGGATACTCCGATGACAAGCCGGTCGTTGACGTCCCCGAGCCCGTCGCCGTTCAGTCTGACCGGCGTTGCCGTCACTCCGACGCGATAAGCCTTCGGAAACGCTTCGTATATCCGGCGGTATGACGCGGCGAGTGAGTGATGGTTTTCGTCGGTGATAATCAGCGACGGCGGCTGCATTTTATGCACCCTGCGCGTGATTGTCTGCACCATGCCCACAGTGCAGTACTCCATGTCAACGCCCCATCCGATAAACGTCCGGACGATCTGGTCGACGAGCTCTTTTCTGTGGACGAGGAACAACACGCGATTGCCTTTCCACGTCGTGCGGCGTGCCATATCTGCCACGAGACATGATTTTCCCGCCCCGCAGGGGAGTACCACACACGGTGCTCGCGCCCCTTCCGCCCATGCCTGATGGACGCGGTTGACGACATCAACCTGATACGGTCTGAGCTGCTGCATTCTTCGCCTTTCTTGCGCAGCTCATGCAGAGCTTGCGCCCATATGTAGCGGTTGTCCCGGCGACTATCTGCTCGACCGACGCGCCGTTAGACGGCAGTATAGCCTGCCCGCAGTCGGCGCAGGTATGCTCGGGTGCGAAGCCGTAGTAGACGCGCAGAGCCTCGTCGACGAGCTTCAGATCGTTCGGAATCAGATATTCTTCGAAGAGTCCCATCGGCGATTTCGCCGTGTCGTTCCGGCTCTGAGTTGCGAAATAGTACTGACCGTCGTTGATCGTTGAGTGAAGTACCGTCGTGAACATCCCCTCGACCGTGATCTTCTCGTCGAGAAGCTTGCCGATTGTCTTGAAATGCTGAACGCCGTTCTCGTCGGTCGCGACGTGCCCGAGAAAGTAGACGATAACGTCATCCGAAAGCTCGTCCACAGAGCGGATGAGCCGCCAGAAGCCGGTCGCGATGTCTGTGAACTTCTGGAATCCGGCTTCGCGCGAGCGGCGCATGAATTCGTTAGCCAGCAGATACTGGCAGTCGTCGATGGCGATCGACTTGCATTTAGTCGTCTTCATGAAGCGGATGATCTCGTCGTAGTTGTCGGTGCGGACGGTGTTGTCGAACTTGTGCCGGAAGGGAAGCATCTTGCCGTTGACGTTGACAAGCGCGAGCTCGTCGGGAGCGAAATTTCTGAGCGAAGTCGACTTTCCAGAGCCGGATTCGCCGATTATCATTACAGGGTAGCCCATTCTTTTTACCTCACTTTATCATCAAAGACTTTGTTCTTACGATCTGAACGCCGGGAATGTCCTGACCGTCGTTCAGCGCGGTCTTGATCGCCGTCTTGTTGATGTCCGGCGCGGAGTAGCGGAGCAGGTCGTCGCGGTTCATGATCTGCGCCCAGTCGATGAACGCCTTTTCGTTCGCGACGCTGACCGACTCGGGATTATTGCGGATGGTTAATTTCGCGAGCGGCTGGTCGACTTTTTTGACGTCGGCGTGATCCATGCACGCCATTATGTAGGTTTTGAAACTCTCGATTTCGCGCTTCTTCGCCGCGCTGCGATTCCGCAGCGACTTGATTTCGGCTTCGAGCGCGTCGACCTCGGAGCTTAACTGCTTGACGAACGCGCCGCAGTTCGCGAGCTTGTCCGCCATCTCGCCGTCAACGGCGTCGAGAGTGTCGAGGAGCGTTTCGGTCATGACCGCGCGGTAGTCGGCGAGATCATGGATGACGTTGCCGTCGGGGTCAAGGTAGTTGCCGTCGGCGTCGGTGTCGGGCTCGAATTCGGCGAAGAGGTCGATTTTTTCGAGAAGTTCGCCGTAACGTGAAGAAATGTTGAAAAGGGTTGACATTTTGTTCCTCCTGTGATATAATAGGTATAGATCGTTTTTTCTATCTGCCCGCCGTCGGAGTTGCCGCTCCTCGCGGGCTTTTCTCATGCTCTCACGAGCAGAATGTCGCCGTCGATGGTCTGCTCGACTCTGAATGACGCGCCATCGGGCTTGATTCCCTTCACGGGTACGAAAACCCGGTCGCGTCCTTCGCGGCTCAGTGCCTGCGACAGAGCCTCCGCGAGCGTCTGAGCGGTCGCTTGCAGGACGCGGTTCGACTCGCGGAGAGCGTTGATTTCGCGCTCTTGTTTTCTGATGATGTCGCTCTGGATCGCGTGCATCTTCTCATATGGTACGGTCTGCATCTGCTTTCACCTCTTCCAGATACTGTTTAAGCGCCTCGCGTTTCGCGTAGGCTTCTAAGATTCCGCCGTACGTGCCGTATCCGGGGTGCATTGAATCGCCCCTCGCGACGCGCCGGTCGTACTTTGCCGACCAGACCGCGAGAGCTCGTTCGGCTTCGGGTCTGGTCAGTTTTCGCGCCCTGAGAAAGGCGAGATGGACGCTGTAGGCGCGGTTAAGCTCCGGGATGTTCTTCTCCACCGAAGACTCCTTTCTCTCCGAGTAGCGTCATGAGTGAAATATTCAGCGTGCTCGCGATCCTTTGCAGCTCAGCGAGGGTGAAAGTCTCCGGACGTTGACGCCGGTGATTGAGCGTCTGGTACTCAAACCCGAACGTCCTCGCTGTCGTCTCCAGGGTCTGTCCGGCGCGTTTGCGCTCAGCGGCGTACGCGTCTATCGCTCTGAGCACCGCCGTCTGCTGGCGGTCAGCCCGCGACTGTGGCAGTCTTGGCATGATGGTCTTTCTCCTTTCGGTTCTGTTCGCCCATCACGATTCCCTGCCCGACGAGGAGCAGGTCGCGACGGGACTGTGCGGACATCTCCTGCACTATGGCGATGATCTCCGCGAGGGTCTGCGTGTCGATGGTGTAGTTAGTCATGTGGTTCTCCTTTCATTCCATTATTCGTTCCACGGCATAATCGGCTTGTAGTTGCGGACTCTGTTCCACTCGGCTTCAAGCTCCTGCGCCAGGATGTGTTCGCCGTGAATCTGAGAGGTCAGAAACTCGCCGGGGAGATCGACTCCGTACTGGTGCATGACCACAGCCGCGCAGTAGGCGACTTCACGGGGGTTCTTGCGCTGAGCGCGGGCGAGTCCGGCGACGGTATCGACGAGTTCGGCGAGCTTTGCCGGGTCGGTCGGAGTCGGCTTCTGAGCCGTGCCGTAGTGTCCGGTCTTGCGGAGCGCGGGCAGGACCTCGGAGGTTATCCAGCGTTTGAACTCCTTCGCCTTCGGGAGCTTTGACGAGAGGATGAGACTGTAGAGACCGGATTCGTTGATGAGGGTTACGTCGGTTTTGAGGTTTGACCGGCATACCTGTTTCGGGTATGTCGAATCAGAATCACATACCTGAATCTGGTATGTGGTTTTGTCTTCCGGGTCAACGTGATTTGCGACGGCGTTGCTCGGGTTCTTGTAACCGAGAGCTTCGGCGACGTCCTTGCCGACTGCCCACGGCTCGCCGTCACGCATGAGCGTCCGGACTTTGCCGAATTCTTCTTTCTCGAAGACCTGAATCTTGTTTTCGTTTTCCATGTGGTTTCTCCTTGCTTTTTAATGTAATTTGTGGTATAATCATCTCGGAAGGAGGTGATTATATGACTTTCAAAAAGTGGCTTGCTCAGTTCACTGGCGAGAACTCGCCGCGCGGTGACTTCGCGCGTGATGTTCTCGCCGACGCTGAGTTCCCGGACACGAAGAACATATCGAAGATCAACGATTATCTGTTCTCGGTCGGGATGTCGGATCGGGATTTTGTCACCGGTGCGATCAATGAGTGGCTCCGAGGTTTGTGACCGGAGTGTACTCTGAATCGTAGCGTTTCCGGACGTACAGATTCAGACCGTTCAGCGCGACGATTCTGTCGGGTACTTCGCCGTTCATCAGACGCTGAAGCTCTTCGGCGGTTCTGACTTCCACATATGCCGTAAGCCTTGTGGGGGAGTGGAGGCTGTCGTGCTTCACCGTGTCAAGGACGAGCGCGATGTCATCGGGCGTCAGTCCCTTTGCCTTCATAAGGTCGGCGAGGGGGCTGACGTTTTTCTGGTTTATGACCAGGAATTTTTCGAACATTTTCATGATTTTTCCTCCTAAAAATTGTTGTTGTGGTGAGCGAATCTCTCACCGTTGCTTTCAAGGGTGTCGCGTTTCGCTACCCCCTTGTGAGCATGACGAGCGTCAGGATGAACACGTTCTCAAACGTAAGAACGAACATCAGCGCAACCGCAGCGTCACGCCAGAACTGCGCCCGATGCTCCGCCGCGCGTTTCTCGGCGCAGTATTTGCAATCCATTGCTTCACCTCCTTCGCGTCGGGGTTGTGACCGACGTTCCCGCATTACAGGAGCACTCGGTGCTCCCTCACTCTGCGATCAGATTCTGACTTCTTTGTATTCGCTGAACCGATACCTGCCCGTGTCGGGGTTGAGTTCCGCGCAGACCACGAGGCACTCGCCGTCAGTAGCCTCCGCCTGATCTCTCGCCATGAGCTTCACCTCGTCCATCGTGTCGGCGTAGCCCAGAGTTTCCTTGCCTTCATAAATGTCATAGACCTTGTACTTCTTCATTTCTTTATCCTCCCTTCATATGTCCCACGGCGTTTTACCGGGGGTGGTGTTAAAGTAGAACGGCACGGGGTTCAGGATTTCCACAGGTTGTCTTACCGGCTCGACGAAATCGTCAGGAAGTACGATGCCGAATTGTTCGCAGACGGCTTTGACTGTCTGCGCGACCTTGCGGCTTGATGTGCCTTGCGCCTTCTGCGTTTGCCGGAGCTGGAAGATCAGCGACGCGACTTCACCGACCGAGGTACGTTTCGGCTCGTACTGCGGCGCGGTGTAGCTTCCGGTCTTCCGTATTGCCGGAAGGACTTCGGAAGTTACCCAGTGCTTGAAGCGCTTTGCGTTTGGAAGCTTAGAGGTGAGGATGAGAGAGTAGAGACCGGATTCGTTGATGATGGCGAGCCGTGTGACGAGAAGCCCATTTTGTGCTTCTCGGGAAATTTCCTCGATACGCTTGTCTTCTTCGTCGACGTGCATGATGACAGCGCGGGTGGGGTTTGCGTACCCCAAAGCCGCAGCCACATCCTTTCCCGCGAACCACGGCTCACCGTCACGCATAAGCGTGCGGACTTTGCCGAACTCTTCGCTTTCAAAAATTTTGATGTCTGTCATGATTTTATCCTCCCTTATCTGCAATACATCTCGAGCTGTCCGTTGACGTATTCGTATTCGATTCCGTTGACGTCAAACCTGACGTAGTTCCAGTCGGTCGAGCCGTAGCACGGCTCGCGGTCGTAGGTCTCCGCGACTCTCATCCGGCGGTGCTTGTTGACTTCGAAGGTTTCCACAGTGTGGATGATCTTCACTCTCTTGACGTTGAACCCGAGCTCCTCAGCGATGAAGTTCGCGGCTTCTTCGTCGGTCATGACCTTCGTGAACCTGTCCTCGCGGAGCTTCACGTAGTCGCGCTGAGTCATCCGCGTCCCGGCGTCCTTGCAGGGCGTCCATTCGAGTTCGGCGTCGAGCTTCGTTTGAAGATCGTTAATTATGTCCGCCTGCCGCGCGATGCGCTCTTCCATTCTGGCGTAGGCTTTCTTACCTGCCTCTGCTTCCTTCTCGAAATCGCGGTCAGCGATTCTCGCGGTCTTCTCGGCGATGCCGTCGGCGTTCTCACGGAATGCCTTGCAGAAGGCGTCCTTGTCACCGTCGAAGTCCATGTAGGACTTCTCAATGAACTTGTAGTGTTCGTAGGTCGGGTAGAAACCCGTGCGCTCGGTGAATTCTTTGATGTTCATGGTGTGTACTCCTTTTTGATTGGATTGATAATCCTGATTGTGTCCCCTCTCGGGATTGTGATACCATTATAACACATTTTTTCGGGTTTGTCAAGTCTTTTTTGAAAAATAAAAAAATATTTTTTGGAGTGTCAGACCATTGACAAATTGAAAAGATTGTGATATAATAAAAGGACAAGGAGGTGATAACCATGAGTGAATTGAAAGATCGGCTTCGGGAACTCCGAAAATCAACCGGGTTTTCACAGACTGACTTTGCTCTGAAGCTCGGTTGCAGTCGCGGTGTGATTAAGAACCTTGAAGAAGGTCAGACCGAGATTAAGCCCGCCTTTGCCGATCTCATCTGCCGGACTTACGGCTGTGACCGAATCTGGCTTGAGACTGGCGAAGGCGAAATGTTCCGGACGCCGACGCGCGATGAGCAGATCACGGACTTCGTAGGCAAGACGCTGTTCGGAGACGACGACAGCGACTTCGCAAAACAGCTGCTGTCGATACTCGCCGCTCTGGACGACAACGGGTGGAAGACACTTAAAGCCGCCGCCGAAGTCCTGAAAAAGGCAGAGGACGGCGCGAAGAATCAACCGGACGAGTAAAGGAAAAGGAGGGTTCATGCCCTCCCTTTTCTATTCTCTTCTCATGATCCACCTGACCCATTTGTAAATCAGCCGCAGCTGCTTCGGCGTCGCTTTATGTAGCTCCCGGATGATCATCTCGCGCAGGTCCATTTTTTTCTACCTCCCATATTTCTATAAAATTTTATAGTTTTCTATTGACATTTATTGTAATTAGTGGTATAATTTGTATATACCGTTCCATCTGTTCCTATTATACATCATCCGACGGCAAACATCAAGTAACAGATGCTGTGCGGCGAAAAAAATATTGTGACATAAGGAGAACAGCATATGAGCCAATCTATCAACACCGACCGATTACGCACGAAAATGCACGAAATGTCCCTGACAACGGCGCGTCTTGCCGACGCGGCGTCGGTATCAGAGATGACAGTGAAAAGAGCGCTTGCCGGACAGCCGCTGGCGGAAGCAACGGTTGAGCTCCTGGCGGCGGCTCTGGAAACGACCATGCGATGGCTGTACGGCGACGACAGCGGCGAGGAGCAGGAAGAGCTGATAAAGGTGTATCAGCGCCGGGTCATCGACCTGAAAATCACCTGCGAGCGGACACGGCGGAATCTGCGCATAGCGGTCATTGTCGCCCTCTCGCTGATGGCGTTTATCTGCCTGGCAATGGCTATGGACATCCTCGTGCCGACCATCGGATGGGTGAGGAGATAAGCCATGTCAATGCTGAAACCCGAAAAGCGCGGTAACAGCTGGCGTATAAAAGTGTACGTCGGGAACAAAAAATACCGCTCGGTCACCGGAGCGACCAGAGCGGAAGCGATTCAGAAAGCCGAGAAGCTACAGTCGGAACTCCTCGCCGAGAGGGAGAAGCCAAAGTCGGATAACCCATACGACGACCTGACCGTCGCCGAGGCGATGGAGCGTTACGTCGAGGCGAAGAAAAACGCCCTCTCGCCGAAAACCTATCGCGAGTACACTCAGACGCGAAAGAACAGTCTGAAATTGCTCCATGATATAAAGATCGGCGAGCTGACGCAGGAGCAGGTTCAGATCGCGGTCGGAGAAGCGGCAGTTGACCACGAGCCGAAGACGGTCCGGAATATGCACGGCTTGCTCTCGTCCGCGCTCAGGATGTTCCGCCCCGACTTCACTCTTCACACGAAACTGCCACAGAAAAAGAAGCCGGATATAGTCATCCCGACCGAAGCCGACGTTGTCGCCCTGCTGACTGAGGTTCGGGGGACGGACATCGACGCGCCGGTTCATCTCGCCGCGCTGTGTGGAATGCGCATGTCGGAAATTCTCGGGCTCAGGTGGGAGAAGATTGATTTCGAAAAGAAGACAATCTGCGTCTGCGCGGCAAAAGTGCGCGACATAGACAACAACATTGTCCTTAAGGGTACGAAATCGACCGCCGGGGAGCGGACGATAAAAATGCTCCCGGCAGTCGAAACCGCGCTCAGACGCGCACGTGAAGCCGTGCCGGACTCCGAGTTCGTCACCGACCTGAAGTCCAACAACATCTACGACCGCTACCAGAAAGCCCTGAAAGCGGTCTGTGACAAGCATTACACATTCCATGAGCTGCGGCATTACGCCGCGTCGGTCATGATCATGCTCGGCATTCCGGTCAAGTACATCGCGGACTATCTCGGGCATGAAACCGAGGACATGGTCAACCGTGTCTACGGTCACATCATGGCAGACAAGAAGGACGAAATGTTCGACCGTCTGGCAAGCTATTATAACGGAATTCTGCGCTGAGTTGCCCAAAAGTTGCCCACTAAAAAATAAAATCAGCGTACTTTCGGCACTTTTCAGACTTTTCACGCAGGTTCAAGTCCTGTTATCCGCACCAAACAGAAAAACCGCTTGTCAGGCTGATGAGCGGTTTTTTCTTGCATTCATGCGGTTTTTTGGGTATAAAATTTTATACTCTCCTATATCATTTAACACTTAAATATATGTTTTTTTAGCCCTGCGTTGCCCAAAAGTTTCCCAGCGGGGGAATCAGTATTTTTCGATCGCCCGCGCTTTGAGTAAAGAAAAAGGAGCGTTTCCGCTCCTCCGGCTCACGCCTTGAATTTCATGACCTTGTCAAGCAACTCCCGGTAAGCCTGACGATGCCACTCGATGAGCTCATCGGTCACTCCGTCGACAGCTCCGTGCATACTCATCGCCCGGTCGTACCACTCCTTGACCTTCCCGAGTCGGTACTTCGCGTCTTCGATAAACAGCGCCGCGAGCTCCGGTTTTCCGGCTTCCTTCGCGTCGACGGCATAGTCGTATGCCATGCCCGCATCCTTGATGCCGTCGGTGGTCATCCACACGACGCCCTTCATGATCTCGTCTTTCATTTTCACCCTCCGATTATATAGTTGTAGAGCCTGTCGATGTCGCCCGAGTTTACCGTCAGCGCGCCCATCAGCGGGATGTCAAAGGTTATCGCCCCGCGCTGAGCCTGTTTCGAGAACTCGCGGTAAATCGCGTCAATGTCGATCTGATCCTGTTCGTCGATCAACCCCATCGCCGCGACGGCAGGATTAGTTTTCAGCTGATTAAAAATCTCGGTCGACCGCGAGAGCATCCGCGACGCGCCCGCGCCGAGAACCCATTTCCGCCAGTCGGGGATTTTCGACAGTATTTCGGTCTCGAGATACTTCTCGACACCCGCCTGCACCTGTGCCAGAGTCACCATATGCACACCTCACTTTTCAAAGACGGGGGCGGCGATTGCCGCCCCTTGAAGCTTATCGGTTGCAGTCGCAGCCGCAGCCGCACTTCGGGATCGGATTGTAGGTCGGCTGAGCGGTGGTTCCGGTGCCGGGCGTGATGTCCGCGACCAATTTCGGATAGAAAGTGGCGTTGGCGTAAGTGACGATGCTGTTGTCGCCGCAGCAGCGCTTCTCAGCCTCGTTGCGGATTGCCGAGTAAAGCTCGTTTTTGGTGCATACGATGTCGTTGTGGACAGCCTCAAAGCTGTCAGCGACGCGCTGATTAGTGACTGCCTGAGCCGCGACGGCGGATTCAAGCGTGCCGACCTTGCCGTCGAAGTACTTGTACATCTCGAGCATTTTCTGATCGGTGTAGGTGTTCGCGTCGCGAAGCTTTACCTCAGTCTCCAGCTCAGCGATTCTCGCCGCCTGAGCTGCCTCGTAGCGGTCGACCTTATGGTCCTCGTTGCACGTGCAGCCGCTATCAGCCGATGCTCGTCCGGCGAGCGCCGACAACGCCATGATCGCCGCCGTGTCGGTCGCTGTCTGGCGCTGAGCGTTACAGCCACCGAGCCCGCCGAGGATATTCCCGAGACCGCCGTTCAGGAGTCCCAGACCGACGCCCGCCGTGCCGATGATTCCGGTCGTAAGAGCCGCGTTGCCCTTTGCGTTTGATGCGAATTCTGCCATATGGTTTCACCATCCTGTATATATACTCGGAGTTCCCTCCGGCGTATATATTATAACATGATTTTTGTGCAAAGTGAACGAAGAAAAACCGCCGCTTTCGCGACGGTTTCGTGACATTTATATATGCGCTTTGATTTTCTGCTCGCAGGCTTTGACGATGCGCTGAGTCTGCCGGACGGACAGCTCGAATTCCTCCGCGAGGGGTTCGAATTTAATTCCGTCAAGCCAGCGTCTCTTAAAAATATCTCGCCATTTCCGATCATGGATGCACTCATCGATGATTCGCGTCCACTCGGATCGCGTGAGGTCAGCCACGTCGTCAGCTCTCATTTCACGCCTCGCTTTCGGCTGAGTCGGAATCTTTCTTGAACTGGTTAAACAGTTCCCAGCAGGTACTGTCGATCAGCGCCTGCATGGTGTCGGCGTCGAAAGTCACACCGCGCTTTTCGAGAAAGTCCTTCGCGTACTGATACTTCGCTTTCTTATCGATCAGCCCGGAACGCTCCGCTTCCTCAGCCGCCTGAACCGCGAGTTCTACCCAGCGGATGATTTTCTTCTGGTCACTCTCCGCGACCTTGGTCGAAATCAGCTCCTTCAGCTTCGGAACGAGGAAAATCGTTATCAGCGTGAAGATCAGCTTCACAGCCAGCTCCAGGATCGGCGTTATATCCATCTTGTCCATTTTCGATATATCCTTTCTTGTTTATCTCTTTGTTTTCAGTGATTTTAATAATACTTCCAAGCGCGAGTTCCACAGCCCCGACGATTCCGCCGACCGAAAACGCGGCAGTAAGGTCAGTCCCTGTGACGGCTTGCAGGACGGCGATAAAGGGCAGATAAACCGCGAGGTAAATCAGCACCGCGAGGATCAGCCGCTTTAAGTATCTCATACTTCAACCCAGCTCACGATCTCTTTGAGTAGCACCGCGCCGGGCTTGACTTGCCAGACCGTGTAGGTCTTGCCCCAGTACGCCGACGGCACAGGCTTGCCGTTTGTGTAGCGGTCGCCCGGCTGCACTGTGTACTTGTCGTCGGGCGCGTATGCCTTGACCGGCTGATCAAAGTATCCGGCGTTCAGATCGACCTTCGTCTTCACCCCGGGACAGCTCCCCGCGCCGTACTGCCAGATTTTCAGCCGGGGGACGCTCATCGGATTTTTCACACCCCAGTGCGCGAGCCAGATGTCGATATCGTCAAAGGCGTGCGGCTCGAAGCGGTAGGTCAGAAAGTCCGGGTTTGTGTAAAGCATCGGCACAAAGCCGCGGAGCTTTATCCGGTCAAGCGCGATCCGGACGATCGCCGTAAGCTCAGTCCTGCCGAGCCCCTTAAGGTACTTGCTTTCCACGTCGAGAGCCGCCCAGAGCGAAAAGCAGTCCGAGAACGGCTCAATGACCTTGCAGAAATAGTCGATTTCCTCATAAGCTTTCGCCTTGGTCGTCGCCGTGAAGTAATGGTACACGCCGCGCGGGACAGTGCAGGCAGTGACATTCTGCTTAAACTTCGAGTCGGCGAACTTCGACAGCAGCCGCGTCGCCGCGCCTTCGCCGCGCCCCTGCGTCGCCTTGATCATCGCGAAGTCAATACTTTCCCCGGCGGTCTGCCAGTCGATGACGCCTTGCAGCGTCGATACGTCGATGCCTTTCATCACATCTCATCTCCTGTCAGTATTTTCCATGCTGCTTTGTAATCCGACTCCGGATTTCCCTCGGGGTCATCAACCTCAGACCACACGTCCGGCTCTCGCGTGTCGGTGCACTGCGTGTAAGTGTCGCCGTTCCGAAGCAGCTTGTCATCATCTGCGATCAGGCGGTAAGCGTGCGGCGCGTCAGATGCGCCGCGGGCAGTCGGAGTTACTACCACGCCCTGCGGGTCTATATAGCAGTAAAGCGGGATCTTTTGCATATCAGCCTCCTGTATAGTTGTAGGTTATCGTTGCATTCGTAGCCCCCCATGGTGCATTAGCTACTGCGCCTTCAGCCCACGGGACTTTAATCGAGGTAAGGTTGATACAACCAGTGAATACATCCGAGGAAATCGTAGTTGGTGTCCCCTCAAAGGTTATTGATGTAAGACCAGTACATCCTTTGAACGCACCATAGGAAATACTTCTTATTTTGCTCGGCAATGAGGTGAGAGCCAAGTTAGTGCAATTTTGGAACACGCCGCTGGGAATACCTACTATCCCATTCGGCAATGATGTAAGAGCTAAGTTGGTGCAACCTTGGAACGCATAATAGTCAAGATACGTCAGCCCATTCGGCAATGATGTAAGAGCTAAGTTGGTGCAGTAATAGAACGCACGTTCGCCAATACTCGTCAGCCCACTCGGCAATGATGTAAGAGTCAATTTTTTACAGTCATAGAATGCAAATTTTCTAATCTTCGTATATCCATGTAACACTACATTAGTCAAATTCCCCCGTGCATCATATGTCTCCTCCATATACGGTTCAGTCGCACTTGTACCAGTGCTTATCCCCCCGATAGCAGAGACGAATTCACTCGGGAAAGTCAGCTGTTCATCGCTTTCTGCCTTCTCTCTGATGGCATTCGCTACGGCATTAAGATCCTTTGAATCGACGATATACTCAGCCATCAAAATTTCACCCCATTCGCGTTCGCAAGGTCGAGCGAAATAACCGTCCCGGTGATTTTAATGCCGTTTCCGGCAGTATACGTCTTCGCGTGGTCTTTGGTATATTGCAGCGTTTCATTGACCGCCGCGACCAGATTTTCTTTCGCCGCGGTCGTAAGCTTCGTAAGGTCGCCGATCTTCTCGTTGAGCGTTTTGTAACTCAGCGCCTCGGTCTCGGTGTAGATGTAGTCGTCCGGCTTCTCCCGCGCCATGACCGGGAACGCAACCGCGAAGACAGTCCGGTCGGCAGGGTAGACATACACGTTTATGACTCCCGCCATTGTCAGCAGGACGTTCGGGACAGCCGCCTCGCCGCCTGTCAGCTCGACGACATACGCGCCGTGGTCGTCGCCCGGCGACGCGAAGTGTACCTCCGCGCCGCCCTCAAGACCGGTGACAATGACCTTCCGGTCTTTGTCCCACTGCGTCAGCCGTCCCTCTTTGTCAGGTACGATTCTTATCATTCTCTCTCGCCTCCGTCGGCAGTGCCATCACTTCGTTGTACAGCCCGGTCGCGACATCGTTGCCGTGCAGCTCGTGATAGGCGTGATAGGCTCTTTTCAAAGCTTCCTTTGCGTAGATCGGGCAGTAGTTCTTGTCCAGAACGTACTTGTCATGATTCCGGATGACCTCAGCGCGGAGCAAGCACTGTACACCTTCCTGCATCGCGTCGTTCCGTCGTCTTAATGTCTTGACATAGGCGATCAGCCCGGTGATCACGCCGCCGCAGACGAAAGGTATCGCCCATGATATGATTTTCTCAGCTATCACTTTTGACCACCTTCCAGTTGGATGGATACTGCTCCGGCGTGTAAACGTTGTTGTCGACAGTCGACTCAAACAGCACGCCATTCCACCAGCCTTTCTCGCCGTTTGAGAACGCCCCTGTGACTGTTATGACCGCCGGGATTATCCGGTAGCCGTCCTTATACGCCAGCTCCTCCCACAATGTGGGGGCGTGATCGGGATCGTTCAACTCGGTGTCCCACAGATCACTTCCGTTTTTCTTCACGACGCCCTTCCAATAGATTTTCGTCCCGGCTTTCACTAGCGAGCCGTCTCGCTTCAGACGCGGGCAGGCGGTCGGGGCTTTCGATACCGTCTGATCATCGGCGGTCTTGGTCATTTCCTCGATGACTGCGCGGAATTTTCTTGCGGCTTCGATCAGTTTTTCGTCCATATTACTCAACTCCTAAAATGGTTTTGTTGACGGCTTCGATCGTCGCGAGCTGCTCCTCGAGCTCCGCGACCTTGGCGGACAGCGCGGTCAGGTCTCCGGACGGCTGCGGCGGCTTCGGCTTCTCCCCGTCTGCCGGATAAAAAGTTCCGGTCGCGTCGTCATACAGCCAGCCCTCCGGAGGTGTAGGCTTGATGAAGCGGTCGTCGCCTTCGGCGTCCGGGTTATAGCCCCAGCCCTCGAAGACATAATCCGGCGCCTCGACAATTACTACATTGGGCGCGTACCTGCCGATCGTGCTCGCCAGTGTCGGATGAATTGGTGTCATGTCATAATGGCACAAGTTCTTTACTATTTGAAAAATTTTCACAATCAGCCCTCCACTACATAAGTAAGAATTAAGATTCCCGGACCGCCGTTGCCGCCACTGCCATCGCCGCCTCCGCCTCCGCCAGCCGCAATGCCGCCATTGCCACCGTTTCCGCCTTTTACACCGCCGACTAAGCCACTTCCACCGTTTCCGCCATTACCATTGACGCCGTAGCCACCGCCGCCGCCTCCGCCGCCGCCATAGTAATTGCTCGAGCTGGGACCGCCTTTGCCGCCTTTTCCTCCGTAGCCGCCGCCTCCTCCGCCGCCACCGTTTGAAGAACCGCCGCTGCCGCCGCTTCCATCTCCTCCGGCAATCGCCAGACCGTTTCCGCCCCTGCCACCGGTAGAGCCTCCGCTGGCTCCATTCGCGGTAGAACCGGTACCTCCAGCTCCGCCATATGTGCCGCCGCCTCCACCGCCAGCACCACCATATGAGCCGTTCTGCCCAGGGCTTCCATTCTCGCTATATGATGTTCCACCTCCACCGCCGCCTGTACCGCCACCGATAGAGTTTGACCCGCCGTTTGCTGATAGCAATGTGCCAAAAGATGTTGTTCCGCCCGAACTACCGGCTTCACCTCCTGCGCCAATCGTGATTGGATAGACAGTGCCTGGCTCGACGCTTAGTGTCTGAGAGCTCATCTCGCCGCCGTTTCCACCCATTCCACCGTTTTGTCCGCCGTTATGACCACCGCTGCCACCACCAAAAGCAAGAGCGTGCACTGTTTTTACTCCGAAAGGGCATTGCCATTCAGTGGACGCTGTGAAAATCGCCGTAACCGTTGTGTACTTGATTGAGTCGTTTATTAAAACGTATCCGTCAAGCGCCGACGAGTATATCAGCAGCAGCCAAACGTTCGCCTTCACGCCTCTCCGACCAATTTTCTCCGCAGATGCTGAATAGATATACTTTGCTCCAGTATTATTGATATTCAAGGTGGCATTTTCGGCGAGATCGGCTGTCACCTTGCAACGCACAACCGCGCCGTCAACCAGCGAAAAACCCTCCTGCGCCAGCGTCAATGCCGAAGCCGTTCCTCCGCACGTTCCCGACGCGGCGAGCATTTCGTCGAGGAGCTGCTTGTTCACTGGCGTGCCCTCGCTTATAACGGTATTTTTGAGCTCGAGCGCGATATTTTCCGCGACTTTCGTGCCGTCGGGGCGCTTTATGTCGTATCTCGGAATCACCGCCGTATCGGTCGATACCGCTTTCGCAAGCACTTCATCTTGTCTTTTTATTGCCATTTTATATGCTCCTTATCATCTGCCTTAAGTAGTTTCCGCCCGATGTAAATGTCCCTGCCCTTCGGTACATGGTCAACATACCTTCGAGCAGTAAATCAATATCCGCGAGCACCTTCTCGATGGTGTTCGCGCCTTGATACCCGAGCTTGTCCTCCGGCTTCGGTAACGCGCCGGTCTCCTCCAGAGTATAGTAAGCGTCGCGGAGCTTCTGAACGTTGCTTAGATACGTCGCCCACTGCGGATGATACAGCACATCGCCTTCCTGCCATTCGCGATCCTCGAGGGTGCTGACTTCCGCGCCGGCGGTAAATGCGCCGCTCCCAGTATTGGTGTAAAAAGTTCCGCCAACAAGATCGTACAGCCCTGCGACACCATCCGTATTCTTACACGGCAAAAAACGCCGGACAATTTCAACACTTTTTTTAATGCTCCCGCTGTAAATTTTACCGCTTTGAATGTTCGTCGACTGCCATCCGTTATTAGCGCCGCCGAGTCGGAACAGTCCGATTTTTACGTTCGCGCCGCTGTACTCGCTCGTCCAGTCTTTTGTGCTTTTCACCACGTCGTCGACTGATATTGTTTCAACGTTGTTTTTGTACGCGACCTTCAGATTGCACCGAACGCCGCTGGTGACGCTCGCCTGAAACTGCATATAGCCGTTCGCGCCGGCGAAGAATGCGTTGTTCGTCAGGTGGCAGTCAAGATTCAATTCGTAATCGTCCGCTTTGTTACAGACAAGCCCCGTATCAATATACTGCGTTCCCGTGCCCTGAATCCACTCGACCTCCGTATACCCGCTCGGCACCCTCGAGCTTCCTTTAAGCACCGGCGTCACCTCCACCGGATACCCCGCAGCCGTCAGCGCGGCGGCGAGGGTTTTTACCGCGGATTCGACGCGGTTGAGGTCGGTGATGTTATAGCAGCCCTTGAGCGGCGTCAGTACTTTCCCGCGCTGCTTTCTCGCCACCTGAACGTCTTCTGCCGTCCTGTCATAAATTAAATTCATCTTGCCGTCACCTCCGCGACGATCGCGCCGCCGTAAAGATTGTATCTCTCAGACTCGATCCGCGCGTCAATCTCGCCTGAGTACTCGGTCGTCAGCGTCACCATATCGCCCGGTCGCTCGCCGTTTATGACAAGCTCAGACGTGATCGTGCCGCACTTGACGTAGTAATCCCACAGACTTGTCAGCAGCGTCTGACCGTTCGCCGCGCCGACTAATGTCATGTCCTTGACCTCGACGACGTTCGCCGGGTCGCCGACGTTCGTAAGCGGGTTTGTCTTCGAGATGACCGACGTCAGATCGCGGTACTTCTTGCCGCTGAGCACACAACCGGAATTTGCCGTGATGACCGCGAAATTCGCGCCCGACGAGGTTATCGAGCCGCTTGTGATCGTCAGACTGTGCATAGGCTCCGAGAACTCGACGTATATTCCGGTTCCCGTGCCGCTATCAGCCGCTTTATAAAGCTCCGCCGTCTCGGCGATCTGCGAGTAACTGTGGACGGTCAGACGCAGCTCGGTAAGTTTTACGTCCTGATCATTAAATGTCTGTCCCTGCATAGTGTCTGACAGCCCGAATTTTTTCACCGGCGTACTGCCGGGAATGAAAATCCGAACCGTATCCGTCCTCGCTGTAGACACAGCCGCGCCGATAGCAAAGCATATCTGCCTCACAGCCTCGCGGCAGGTGCACACCGGGATCCATCCCGTGATGGTTTTCCCCTGTATGTCGGCGCTGATGTCAACAGGGACGTTCGCAGACGCGAATATAGCCGTCAGAAGCGCCGTTGCGCTCTGAGACGTGTAAATACCTCCGGCAAACTGCACACTGTCCAGAAGCCCTATATAGTCCTCTGTGGACACGCTGTAAATCTGCTTCGCCGTCCGCTCGTAGTTCTTTACGAAAAAGACGCCCAGAAGGTCTTTGTCCGTATACAGCGACATCGGCTGCTTGCTTTGGAACACGTAGTTGACGTCTTCGTCACTTATCAGCGTGAAGTCCATCGTGTCGATTGTGATTTCGTCCGATACCGGCGAGCATTCCTGAATGACCGAAATATCTGACAGCAGCCGACCGGTGAAAGTCCGTATAACGCCGTGATCAATCGCCCGGAGTTTTAATCGGCAGTGGGCGAAATTAATAGATGAAAATGTCAGTACAACTTTGTTGTAATTGTCTACTTTTTTCTTGCAGAAGTAAATCGCTGAATCCGGTGTGAAATCCACATTGTATAACAACGACGTGCCGTTGTACCACTTGATATTCACTGCCGTCGCATATACGCCGACGTCAGGGTCAAACGTCAGCGTGATGCCCTGTGATGTAAAAAGCCCCGATGCGTTCATCGTCAGCGTCAGCGGGCTTGCAAAGCTTCCGTCATCGCCGGACAGCGCGTCAGACCATAGCCCTATAGCCGTGTCAGACAGGTCGTCCGGAAGGACGCCTTGTTCGCCGTCCAGTAAAAACTGGTTCATCTCACCACCTGTGCCGAAGCTCGTAAAGACAAGATCGGCGTTAAGGTCGGTGAGCTTAGATATACTCGCGGCGTCACTCGACGATGGTGCAAACGCCGTCTTCGAGCCGACAGCGATGTCCTTGTAGATAATTTTAATCATGGCGTCACCTGCGCGTCGATCGGGATGATGTTTACCTCGAACGTCTCCCAGTAAACGACGCCGTTAATGATGCGCGAGCCCTTGCGCGCGCCGTTCGACGTATAGGCGTCGTATTCTATGACTCCCTGATTGTCGGCGAGCTTCACGTGAAAGCCCTCCCGCCGCGGGACCTTGAAGAAGTCCCAGAGCGCGTCGAACGCCGCGCGGTTGTTCATCGGCGCGAAGGTTATCGAATGCCCGATGAAGGTTCCGATAGGATCGAGGAACATGTGACCGCTTGCGAGCGTGCGTTTCGTGTTCGACGTGTAGAGAATGTTGAAGTTCTCCGAGAATTCGACGACGTTCGCGTCGTATGCCATGTTTTCGATTTCAAAATAGTTCATGTGCGTATCCTCATTCCGACGCGCTGTTCCTCCTCGCGTCCGAGCTCGACGATAGTACGCCCGAGCTCGCGCCGACCGACTTGCAGAACGACGGTCATCTGGCGCGACGAGCCGCCGTTTTCGGCGAGCGCTTCGCGGAACGCCTGCTTGATGGTCTCCAGTGGGGCTTCGATGTTCGTCCCCTGCTTCTGATCGCCGAGGACGGCTAAGAATTCCTTGTTCGGGGGAATGACCGTTCCGGTGGCGAGACGCGGAATCTTCACCTCTTCGAATAGTTTCGGCGAAACGCGGTCGAGATTGAATCCGATGCTCTTGCCGCCGAAGAACGGCACCCAGTCGGGAATGTCTATCGAAATACTGTTGATGGCGTCGACAATCGCGTTGACGACCGACGCCATGATCTTCAGAAGACTGTTCAAAGCGCTCACGCCGAGATTGCAGAAGCCCTCGAGCAGTGAGATTATGCCGTTGACAAGCCCCTTGAACATCTGATTCAGACCTTCGAAAGCCTTATCCATATCATCCGTAAAAGCGCCGGTAATGAACTTGACGAGCCCGTCGGCTATGTCAATTACTGAACTGACGATGTTCGAAATGACTTCATAGACCGTGCTTATTACGTCGATAATAGAGTTCATGACCGTTTCGATAACCGGGTAGAGATAGTCCGCGACCTTATTGACGATCGGCATGATGACCTCGTTGAAGATTATCAGCGCGTTCTCGACGAGATTGCCGATAAAGTCGAGTATCTTGTCCCAGAGCGGCTTTAAATGCTCCTGCCAGAGCTGGTCGGCGACCTGCATGAAGTGATCCCAGACCGGCTTGATGAGCGTCTCCCAGGTCTTGACGAGAAAGTCGCCGACATTCTGAACCGCCGTCCGGATGCCCTCAAATATCGGCTGTCCGTGCTTGTCCCATGCCGCTTTTACCGACTGCCAGATGTCGTCCCATCTTCCAGCAAGCTGTGTCAGAAACGGCGAAATTCCCTCCTGCCAGACCCGGTCGAAAAGCCCTTTCAGCGTGTCAAAGACGACCGAGAAGGTTTTCATGAGCTCCTCACCGTATCCGGCGAGCGTCGGGAAAATCGCCGTCGAGAAGGTCGACGCGAGCGACATCAGTATATCCCACAGGTTGGACAGAACCATGCTGACAGTCTCGACCGCACCGGAGAAGACCGATGTGAATGTCGACCTTGCCGTCTCGGCAAAGCCCGGGAAATCGGTCTCGAACCACTCACGGATAGGTTCGGTCGCCGTCGTCATGTCCGAGAACATACCGGAGAATATCGGCTTGATTGTCGAGTCGAACCATGACGCGAGCGACTCGAATGATGACTTTATCCAGGCAATACCCGCTTCGAGCTTTGACGTGTCGATGGTCGGAGTCAGAGCTCCGCCCGACGCGGAATCAGTGCCTGCGAGGGCTTCGACGGCCTTCACTGCCGAGTCTGCCGACGCGTTCCCTGCTGACTTGTCCGCGAGTATCTGAATCTCGTCAAACCCCGCTAAAGCGCCTTCCTGCGCCTCTGTGGTGGCTTCAACCGCCTTTGTAAGCTCCTTCTCGGAATCGGTCGCGGCTGAAATCGCGTCGACCTGCTCCCAGCCGAAGACCTTCGAAAGTGCCTGCCACGCGGCGTTCGCGTAATCGGTAAGTCTCTGTAGTGCCGCCGTCATCGACTGTACCACGGGTATCGCCAGCTTCAAGACAGGCTGACCGATGACCGCGATGAGCTGCTTCCAGGCTTCTTTCAGGTTGCCGATGACGTTCTCCCAGCCATCGGCTTCACGTGCCGCCTGCCCGGTCGCTCCGGAGAGGTCGTTCGCGTCCTTGACCATCTGGAGGAGTGTGAGCTGCTTCTGAGCCTCGGAGAGGTTCTGGAAGCTCTTGCCGTACAGCTTCATTGCCGCGGCGTTTCGTGTGTATTCCGTCGCGGATAGCCCGAGAGCGGCGTCATTCGCGTAGTTGCCTTTCAGGAAGGATTTCAGCGTCTCTGACGTGTCTTCGAGCGAGCGGTCATAATACGCCGCGCTGTCCGCCGCTACTTGCAGTGCCTCCTCCATCATCCCGAGAGCCGCCGCGGAATCCATTCCGGAAGTCTTCGCGAAGGCGTAAATTCCGGTCGCGGTCGAGCGAAGGCGCGTGTCGAGAATTCCGCTCTCGTCCGCGACGCGGTTTATCGCCGCTGTAGCCGCCGACTCAAGCGTGCCGAAGGTCTGACTCATCGCCGAGTTCGCGGCGTTGACCGACGCGGCGGTCTCGGTGGCTTTTTTCGTGAACGCGACGAGCGCGGTTATTGAGAACGCCGCCGCTACCTTGGTTTTCAGCCCGCCGAGCTTGTCGGCGAACGACGCGACCGACGAGTTGATTGTCTTTACGCCTTTATCAAAGCCCTTCGAATCGACTTTGGTATCGAATTTAAGTGACCCGTCAACCATTCCGCAGCCTCCTTTCAGTTAAAAATCTTCCTGAGCCGTTCAAGCTCCCGTTCCTCCTCTGCCGAAAGCCGGGTTTTCAGCTTCACGACTTCCTGATTGTCCCGGACGAACTCGCGCTCATCCTTCGTCAGCTGTTTTCCCTTCGCAAGCTTCGCGCGGAGTCCGACGATCATCGAGAACCGCCCTTCGCCGATCTCGTAGAAATACCCGAGGAACGTCCACCAGTGCAGAAACTCCGCCGCGCGGACCTCGCGCCCGGCGACGCGGTTGACCGACGCGATGATTATCTTCTCGTCCTGCTCCCAGTCCATCAGCCGGAGCTTCGATTCGGCGACCGGCTCGCCGCCGTCGATGAACCACACCGCTTGCTTCAAAGCCTCCTCAGCGTCGTCAGGGACGCTCTTGTAAAGGCATTCAAGGCAGACGCAAGCCTTCTCGTACTCGTTCAGATCAGGGTCATTGAATGCCGTCAGGATGTTTATGACGTCGCGGAAGTCGGCGCGGATCGGATATTCCCGACCCGCTACCGTCAGTGTCTCCGGAAGCCCGATCATTTCACGCGCGAAGTGTACTTCTGTATCTTCGCGTCAGACTTTTTCTTTTCCTCGGCAACGACTCTCTCGACCTCGGGAAGAATCGCGTTCAGGAAATTGAGGAAGATCGGGTTTCCGTTCGCGAGCGACGTGCAGTTGATGTCGCCGAACGCGGTCTGTGAAGTCCCCTCGCCGAATATCGCGTCAATCTGCTCTCTGACCGCTTTGTCCATAGCGTCGAGAGCTTCGTCGAGATGCTCCTCACCGGGGTCGACGCGGAGCTTGTCGAGAGCTTCCTTCGCCTTCTGCGCCCGGGCGACGATGCCGAAATCCGACGGATTCACACGTATGATTCGGTTCGGGTCGTCGTTTATCGCGTATTCCTTTACGCCGGAATCAAAATTCAGACTGTTCATATGTCACCTCATGCCGCGTCGGCGGTGAAGGTCTTGGTCGTCGGGTCGAACTTGCCCTTCACGCGGTCGCCGCAGAAATGCAGCGTGAACGGGATCTGGTAGCCGTTGTAGTCTCCGCCGTAGGACGTGACTTCGATAACCACAGTCTCCTTGTACGCCGTGTATTTGCCCGCGGTCGCTTCCTCCCAGGTGTGTACTTCCACATAGTCGGTCTTCGCGTCATCGAGAACCTTTCGGTTATCAATAATATCCTGGAGCAGCGTCGCGAGCTTCGATGCCTTGTCCGCGTAGAAGGGCTCGACGGAAGCCGACGCCTCATACGAGCTGAGGTTTACCGACGTCTCGCCGAGAATGTTCTTTTTAGTCTCGACTTCTGCGCCGAGCTCAGTCGAGAACTCCTCGAGGTCGCTTCCGAGCCGCTCGTAAGTCGCGGCTTCTGTGCCCGGCGTCGCGTTCAGGTAGTGAGCGAGAAATTTTCTTTCGATCTTTGCCATTTTTAATCCTCCGTATTGATTTTGTACTCGGCGATTATCTGGAGCTGATACCTTACTCCGCCGTTCAGCTCGGGCGGAATCTCGAAGAGCATTCCGTTCGCCGCGGTGATCTTCCTCACCTCGCCGGGATACTCCCTGCCGTCGATGTCGGCAGTGATTTCAAGCCCGCGCCCATGCCTTGCAAGCCAATCGGTCAGCTCCAGAAGCGCGCCGGAATTATTCAGCCTGTCGAAGTCATTAAACGACTGCCAGACGCTGTAGAAATAGAATGTGTGCTGTCTTATCGGATTCCCGAGAATGTCCTCGCGCAAAAGCTCGTCGCCGACCGACGAAAGCGAATAGCTGTCCGGCTCGGAGTCCGCGAAGTCAATGTGAACCGTCCCGGAAATCTCGTTTATCCTCGGAAACTCTGAAAGGAGCTTCCGAACCGCTTCAATGATGTTCATTATCCACCTCCGGCGATTTTCTCGGCTCCGCGCCTGATCGCCTCGCCCTTGACCTCTTTCATCTTCTCGAACCAGAGCTTCTGCGCGTCGGGATGCTTCGCGGTCGAGTATTCAAGGTCGCGTCCGGTCGGGGATTTCTTCGGCGGGGAACGCCAGCCCATAAGCTCGCCGTCCTTGTAGATCGGGATGTTCGGACCGTAGACCTCGCCGTAGTACTGGTAGCGAGCGTATGGCGCGTTGTAGACGATCAGCCCAGAACCGATCTTCGTGCCGAGCTTCGGCGCGTTGTTCGAGAGGAATCCGGTTCGGTATGGCGTGTAGCGTTTCATCTGCCGGATGCACTCGGAATCGACAAATTCCTGCGCCTTCCGCAGATTCTCGTTCGTCGCCTTCGCGAAGACCGGATTCCACAGAAACTTAAAGCCGCCGTCAACGTGATCCTTCGGCTGATTCATAACGCCACCACCTTCACATGGCGGCAGAACCTGCCGTAGAGCTTGTCTTCGACCGTCCTCACCGTCACCGGGTCAGACGCTCTGAGAGCCTTCACGCCGTCCGAAACCGCCTTCTCGCTTGTTGTGTCGACCTCGACCGCACACTTACCACGGACAATGATGTCGCGCGGTTTCGGCGAAAGTTCAGCGTAGGTTTCGGGGATGTAAACAGTAACCGCCGCGTCCTCGCTCATTCCGCCCTTGGCAAGAGCCTTCCCGCGCGAGTCCTTCCAGAAGCAAGCCGGAATGAAAACGCGCTCGAAAGTCTTTTCGCGGTAAACCGTACAGCTTGAATTCATCAGCATATCAGACACCTCTGTAGAGAAGCCCCGAGTCGGCGAACCATCGGTAGACGCATTCCCTGACCGCCGACGCGAGCGACTTCGCGCGGGCTTCGGACGACTCGTACGTCACCGAGAGATCGCCTGTATGCTCGGACGTGACCGCCCGCCCGGTCTGCGCGTCCGAATAAATAAGCTCCGCCAGCTCGCACTGGCAGAGCTTCGCGTCGTCCGTGTCGGGGACTTCGCCGATATAGCGTTCAAGCCGTTTTCCGGCCGACCGGACGCAAAGCGGGAAATCCTCAGCCGGGATAAGCGGGGACTTCCCGGCGAGGTATTCGTTCAGGTAGTACGTGTAGTCCATTACGACGCCGCTTTGTGGAGGTAGATGCCCGCGACCTTGTTCTCATAGGCCTCGGCGATGCCGACCGTACGGTAGCCGAACTCCCATGCGTCGGCGTGCTGGTTCTGCTCAGGCGTGATGACCTTCGGCGCGACGTGCTTCTGGTACTGGATGATAGCGGGCTTGTGGATGATCATGAAGTTGATGTTCTTCGCGCTGTCGGCCTTCGTGAAGCCGCCCGCGGTCTGGTCGTCGGTCGTGCTTCCGCCGGAAACGGGTTCGACCTTACCGGAGAGCTGTTTGATCGCGGTGTAGAAGCGAGTCTGAGGGACTTTGACAACCTTCGCGAAGCCGTCGAGAACTTCCTTCGACTTCGTGGTGTCGAGATCCTTGACGAGTCCGAGGAGAGTCGGCGTGATGTAGAGATAACGCTCGGTGGAGGGAACCTCCGCCTCATCCATGGCGTTAACCGCCGCTCTGAGCGCGGTAATTACGTTCGCTCCGGTCGAGAGAGCCGCCGCGTCAACTGTGCCGATACCGGAAATCGACGCGTAGGTCGCGAATCTGAACGCGTCAAGCTCGGGAACGACCTTCGTTCTGATGAACTCGGACGCGAGCGAGCCGAAAGCGATTCCGGCGGTCTCGGCGTTGTCGAGGGTGTCCACAGCGAATTTTCTGCCGCGGTCGAAGTTGCACTTGACCGTCTCGTTAGTCAGCGTGACGTTTCCGTCGACATAGCCGCCGTTGCGCGAGTAGTTCGCGAGTCCGTCCATGCTGATCTTCGGGATAATCAGCTCGTTTACGTTGTTGCCCTGACGCGCGAGTTCAGGCGCGCCGTCGAGATCGGCGGTGAGCGACGAGAGCTTGTAAACCTCGTCGAGGAGGGGGACGTATTTCTTGAAGAGTTCGATATTGTTTGCCATATTTTAATCCTTTCTGTTACTTTTTAGGTTCGAGACCCATCGCGGCGCGGACGGCGGCGAGCGGGTCAGCGTTATTCGGCGATCCTGTCGGAGCGACCGGATTCTTCACGGGTTCATCCGACGCGAAAAGATAGTCGTTGTCAGTCTTGCAGGCTTCGAGCGCGGACTTTATGTCAGCGTCTCTGTTCGTCGACGCTCTGAGCTTGTCGACGTCGAGCAGAGCCTTTACCGCCTTGGCGTTCTTCGCGCCGGACGACGAGATCGCGCTGTCAAGCACCGCCGAGAATTCCATGTCGGCGATCTTCGCTTTATACTCGTTGTCCTTCGCGGTGAGATCGCCGTTGAGCTTCGCGATCTGCGACTTGAGGTCGGAGACGTCGACGCCCTCGAAGGATTTAAGCTGCTCTTTCGCGCCGTCCAGCTGCGACTTAAGATCGTCGCGAGCCGTTCTGAGACGGTTTGTCTCCTCGGCGGTCTTGTAGTTCTCGCCGAACTGAGCCGTAAAGGCGTCCTTCTTATCCGCCGGAATCTGAATGCCGAGTTCCGAGAGTATCGTTTCGATGTTTTTCATGTGCGTGCTTCCTTTCTTCGTGGCTTGTATCCCGCTCCGACCGCGGCTGAAAGTCAGCCGGATACCCTCCGGCGGGGGAAATGATATAAAAACAGCACTGCGGGAAAATCCGTAGTGCTGTAGTTATTGAGTTGTAACTTGCTTGTAACTTGCTGACAAACTTAAGTTTTAACGCTAAGTTAACGCTGAGTCAGTGTTAAGTTTCAGCGTTACATTATCGCTCCGGCGACCGTAGTCGCTACTTCCGTTATACCCTGCGCGGCTTTCTGAATCTTTGCCATAATCGAATTTTCCTGCAAATATTCAAGCCCTTTGAGTGTAATCCGCATATCCTGCGGCTCGACGATTGTATCGCCGTTTATGTTGTATTTTACGCGGACGCCTTTGATGCAGCCCACATCGACCATCATTTCGATGTACCGCGCCCAGCGTTCTTTACTGACGCCGAGAGCTTCGTAACCGATCTGACCAACGTCGAACTCCGGAAGATCCATCGCCTTTTCAAGCGCGGTCAGGATTTTGTAGACCGCTTTGAAGTTGTCCATTTTGTGCTCCTCACGCTGTCAGCTCAATCGCCTTGATCTCATGAGCGTAAAATTCAATCTCTCCGATCGAAATGCTCGCCTCTTCTGGTTCATTATCCTGCGGAGGAATAAAATCCTGCGCTCTGCCGATGTAAACTTCTCCGTCGTCTGTTGTCAGCCGGACTTGCTTTCCGCTGAAACGTGCCATTTCTTTTGCTGTCATTTTTTATCCTCCTTTTCGAGCGGCTCAATCGGTACGATGTGCGTGCCTTTCTTGCCGTAATGTATAGCGAATCGGTTTGTCTTTTTCCATTCATTGACCGCTTCGTTGAATGTGATGCCGACTTCTTTTTCGAGAGTGATAATCTCTTTGTTAGTCCACTTACCAGCCTTCGTGAAACGGAATTCACCTTTGCCGTGATACGCGTCAACGAGCCTCTGTGCCTGTTCGAGATTGCCGTAAAAAACGCTTTTATTGTCCGCCGGGTTGAACGAATGCGATGTCCGGATATGCTTGTTCTGATTTCCGGCGTTGATTTTGAGCGGCAGTTCGTCAGTGCCGATCTTTTCAAGCGCGGCTTTTCTCTCTGTATCTATTATACCACTTTTTTCAGATTTGTCAAGAGGTATTTCCACAGTTTGTGTATCAGTCGGCAGTCCCTTCGGCGCGGGATTTTCCTCATACTTCATCCCCGCGAGAGCCGTTCCGACGCGCTCTCGCTGCTGTGGAAGCCCCATCGCCTTCGAGAACCTCGTGTATTCCTGCGAGACCGCCTGAAACGAAATCTTCGCGTCCTGTATGGTCTTCTCGTCCGCGCCGCCTTCTTCGAGCAGGTCAACCGCGTGACGCCTTGCCGCTATCGTCCGTTCAAGCCGCCGTTGACGCTGTGACGCTTCATACTTCGTGTATTCCTTGCCGTTGTACTCGTGCTTCTTAAGCTCCTCAGCGCGCATTTTCTTGAGCTCCTCTGGCGTGTAGGACGGCTCTGAAACGCCCGGAATCACCGGGTCAAAGCTGTGTCCGCAGTTCGCGCCTTTCAGACCGTCGACCTTGCCGTAGCCGCAGACCGACTTTAACTGTGCCATCGTGTACCAACCGCCCTGCCACTCTACGTGTTCAGGACGGCAGCAGGAATGCGCCGAAACCTCGTACATATCCGTCCCGAGCGTTTTCGCGTTGTCCTCGCTGATCTTCGCGGTAAGCTGATTGACGCCCGTCATGACCGCCCTGCGCGCCGCTACGTCAACTCTCGCCGTCGTCGGACGCTTTGACACAGAGTCGTAATTTATCGTCCTGATCCCCGAATTGACAAGCTCTGTGACCGTGCGTTTGAGCACCGTGTTGTAGTCGAACGCGCCGGACGAGATGTCGAGCGCGGCGTTGTCGAGCGTGTCGGTGAAGTACTCGGTCAGGCTGACCGTCTTGATTCTGCTCTTGTTCGCGGTGGCGACGCCGAGCGTTCCGGTGATGTTCCGGAGTTCGTCCGAGGTCTGAGCCTTGACCGCCGCGACGAGCTGTTTGAGCGTCTCGTTGTCCTTGTAGGCAATCGGAGTCTGTCCGACCGACTTGTAGAGCTTTTTGTCCCTTGCCCAGCTCGTTTTGGCGGCTTCATCGAAGAGCCTTTCAACCTCCTCGTCGCCTCCGTCGAGCGTTTCGGCGATTTCTTTCTTTATCTCGTCAATCGCCTTGCCGAGCTCAGCGGAACGATAAATCTGCCAGTCGGTAGAGCGCGTGATTTCGCCAGCCGCTTTCAGCCGCCGGATAATGTCGCGCATGACGCGCTTCTCAAGCCCTCTGAAGAGCTTTTCAAGCCCGATCGGCAGGGATTCAATCTCGTCACCGGTGAGCATTACAGTACAACCTCAGTCGGCTCAGGCAGGTTCTTCGCGGCTTCGTCGACGCTCTCGCCGTACCATTTAGCGCGGTACTCTTCGAGCCGCATGACGCCCATTGAGACGTCCTGACGGTCCTGCTGACGCTCGGTCTCCTCGTCGGTCAGAATCGAGTCCTTGAAGTCGCAGACGAATTCGTAGCCGGACATGGTTTTCGCCGACCAGAAGGCGAGCGCAAAAACAAGATCGTCGAGACAGTCACGCAGATTCTGCTGAATCGCGTTGACCGTGTTGTACTTGCGCTTCTTCGCGGCTAAAATTTCGGTCGCGGTCTTCTCCACAGTCTGAGGGTTCGAAATATCGCCGTAGGACAAGCCGACCGCGAACTCGATTGAACGCTTGAACTCTTCAAGTCCGGCGATAATCGAAGTCTCCCGGAACTCAGGCGAGAATTCGCTGAAAAAGCTCTTCCCCACGCCCGCCTCGATGTCAATCGCGCGGTAGAGCCGTTTGTTCAGCTTCGGCAGTGTGAATTTGCCCTTGTCGTCCTTCTCGTCGGATTTGAACGCCGCCGGATCGGCGTGAATGACGCGCTCGCCGGATTCGAACTCCCATTCGAGCCGTCCGAACTGCGTGTCGGCAATTTTAATTAAATCGACCGCCGGGTCGAAGATCGAAATTCCGGTGTTGTCCGGCGAGTCAATCGGATTCCGGTAATAGCCGAAGATCGGGCGAGTCATGCCGGGGTAGCGCGTCTCAGGCGATAACGCCGCCCATTTGTCTATAACTGATAAATCTGTCTCTGTTCCTAAGCGGTTTTTGGAATAGCTTACAAAAGCGCGGTTTGTTATCGTCAACCCGGACTCGTCGAGCCGATGCCACTCAAGCCGCGTCAGCCATCGTTCACCATCCTGCACGACTTCGGGAAACACGACGTCGATTAGTCTGCCGCGGATGTCGTAGGAAAGCGGCACGAAAGCCGTCTGCGGCAGGAACTGCACCGTGAGATCAGGCATCGGCTTGATGACCAGCGCACCGGTAGCAAGCCCCGACTGGAAGCTGACGTTGAAGTTTCTGAGAGCCGCCTTCAGAGCCGCGTCCAGATTCGCGTCCGAAACACTCGCGGTCATTTCTCCGACCGAGATGTTCGAGAACTCGCGGACAATGCCCTGCTCAGACCGCAGACTCTTCACCGCGTCGGACAGCCAGGGCGCGTTTCCGGTGTACATGTCAGACCAGAGCTTTAATTTTTCAGTGGATTCAAGCGTCATGACCGGCTTGACTCCGAGTACAGTTTTTAATTCGTCAGGCGAGAACAATTGCCTTATCAGTCCTTTCATGAATGAAATGAATCCCATCGTTAAACCTCGTAATTTATGAAGCGTTTGATGTCGCGCTCGAAGGTGTATTCGAAGGCGTCGAGCGAGTCAATATCCGACGAACCGTCATCAAGTCTTTCGTCGCCCTTCGCGTCAGAGTCCCACACAGCCTCACAGAGAGCCGTCCTGAGCGTCTCACAGTCAGGGGTATACAGAAACCTTCCCGCGCCCATAAGACGCTGTGTGGCGGCTATGCGGTCGTTGACGCGCGTCTTGATTGCCGGACGAACGACGACCGACGGCATTTCGCGCTCAAAAGCGTGTTTGAGCCCTCTGCCGAGAACCGACTCGGCGTTGTCCCAGTAAATGTAATCGATCGCGCCGTACTTCGCGGCGACCTTCTTCGCGAACTTTACCGCGAGATTATCAATGTCCTTCGGCTCGTACTCGCCGAAATGCCGCTCGGACGCGAGCGCGATCAGCTTATCGTAGCCGTGAATCTTTGCCGTCGCTACGAAAGCGTGACCCGACTTTGTTCCGCCGAAGTCGACGCCGATGACGATTTCCGAAATCTCCTTCTGCGTCGGAATTCCGGTCAGCAGGAATTTCGCCGGATCGTCGGCGAAGCGGCGGTAGATCGCCCCCTCCGCCCGCACCCATTTGCCGAGTATCAGGCGGTCGTAATAAATCGTCCCCTCGTACTCTTTACAGAGATTCTTGACGAACTCCGGCGATAGGAACGTGTTATCAAATATCGTGTACTGCTGGCAGTAAATGTCAGCGTCTGAGTCGAGAAACTTTTTCAGCCAGTGCGTCGGATGCTCGGGGTTCAGCGAGCCGTCAAAGCACGAGTACGGCTTGTCGAGACGCGATTTCAGCATATTGAAGACATCTTCATGCCATTTCGCCACCTCGTCACCGTAAACGTATTTCGCGCTTGCACCCTGAATCTTCGCCACCTGCGAGACCTTCTCAGCACCGAGACAATAGACATCCTCGCCGCACACCCGCGCGATGTTCCGCGAGTTTATCGTCCCGACAACCGCCGAAGTGTAGCGTTCGCGCATCGGCTGTAGGACGTTTCGTTCGATGGTCTCTTTGCTGACTCCGACGATGAAACATAAGCCGTCCTTGCCGATCCGTTCGCGAATCCGCATCGGAATAACCGCCGTGACGTCGACGTACGACTTGCCCGATCTGACCGCGCCCGACTTGAAGTTCCAGCGTTTATTTGCCTCGGCGATGTACTGCTTTTGTTTCGCGGTCAGCATCTGATTTCACCTCGGCTAGAATCTTGTCGAGCTTTTCGAGAGCCGGAGCGTCTGCGGCGTCATCGGACTTGAACATTCCGATGTGCTTGCCGATCAGCTCGAGAGCGCGGAGCTTGTCCGACGCTTTGAGCGACTCGCATTCGTCCATCGGGAAGAAGCCGAGCTTTGCCAGCTCTTCGAGAACTCTGTCGGCGGTAATCCCGGTGCGTTTTGACTGCATTGATTTTAATTTTGTAATAGTTTCGGCAATTTCAACATCTTTCAACAGCCGTTGCCCCTGACTGTAGGCTGTTTTTGGAGCATATCCCGCTCTGACAGCCGCTTGCGTCGCGTTGAGGTCGATAAGATATTCTTCGCAGAAACGTTTCTGCTTGTCGTTCATCCGGTTTCACCCGCCTTTCATTAAAATAGTCGCGCCCGCCCCCACCATTGCGTTATACGGCGCGTTTTTTACCCTATACCCTTTCCTATGCCGCGAAGGAGTGTACGCGCATAGTAAATCGGAAGACCGCTTCCGCAGTCTCCCGATGATACCATTATAGCACAGAAAAAGGGACAAAAGGGACAAGTTTTACTTTTCGCCCAAAAATCTGTAGCAGATTTTCTTTACCGAGTCCGCCGTACCTCCGACTCTGACCGCGACCGCCTGCCATGACCGACCGTCGACGAAACGCGCCTTGAATATCCGGCGGACGTAAGCGTTGTCAATCGTGTCGATGTAGTCCATCAGCCGGATAAGCTCCCGGTGCTCGCGTTCAACCTTGTCGGCGATCTGAGCGCGGAGGTCAGCGATACTCGCGGCGATTGCCGTCCGGTCGGTCGGGATGCCCGAGCCGCCCGAACCACCATTTGAAGGCGAAGCCGACGTTGCCGCCGCTTCGAGTCTGTGAAGCCGTGCGCGGTCTTCCTCGATCTCTTTGCGCAGGTGATAGACCTGCGAGAGCTCGCGCCGGGTCATTTTTTATCACCCGCCGAATAGCACAGAATGTTACAGTTTGGGCAAGCCGCAAAATATTCCGGAAAATCCCATATACGACGGTAAGCCCCCACTTCATCCGGATCCACTTCGAATATACAGCCACATCGCGGGCATTCGAAACGAATCGGGCTGCGTTTGTCCTTCAGCTCTCTGCCGGGCTTGATTATTTTAATCGGCATTTTCATCCTCCTTTTCTCCATAACTGCAATAGTCGTCGAACCCCCGCACCGCGCCGTATCCGGCATCCGGTCGCCTGCACTCGACGACCGGATAGACGCTCGCCGCGCGGTGTGAAGCGAACTTGCAGTCCCTGCACCGGACGACCAGCACGGCGTCAGTCGGCGTCGCGCGGAGCAGTTCAAGCAGGAGCTGTCTTATTCGTTCAGGCATTGGTTTCTCCTCCCCTCGTGGCAGAATCCGTCCCGAGGGACAGTACAGCCGAACTCCCGGCAGGTCAGCGCGCTCTGCGAGTCTGAATACAGCTCGGAACGCTCGCACTCAAAGCATCTGACGACCGGGATGACGTCGGCGGTCTCCACCTCCTTCTTCGCGACCAGGATCGCGATGACCAGCCCGCGAAGCAGGTCGGGAGACTCCGAATTCCTTGATCTGCGAGTCCCCTCAGAACTCAGTGCTTTCAGAAGCTCATAACGGTCGATGTATTCAGCCATCGCGACCACCTCTGATACTGACGTTGCAAAAGTCGCTACGCTTTCTTATGGTGTCAAACATCCGACAGTAAATCTCGTTCAGCTTTCCCGGAATCTCCTCGTGTTCCTCACAAGCCCCGCAGGTGACGTTCGGTTCAAGCCCATTCGCGAGAAGTCTCGCAAAAGCGAGGACGATCTTCCGCTTCTCGTCGTCGAGCTTCCCGAACGCTGCGAGCAGACGGCATTCTTCCTGACTTACCGGCATTTTTCATCCCTCCTTGTTCTCAATCTTCTTCATTTCCGTCACGACCGACTGCAATATGTCCTTGTAGAACAGGTATCTCGTATCGGTGTCGGCGATCTCGTCGGCGATAGCCCTGATCAGGTAAACGCACTCGACATAAACGTCGCCAAGGCTTCCGGTCGCCTGAATCTTTGCCGTCTCCGTCTTAGCGTCGATTTCAGCTTTCAGCATTGTCTGATTCCCCTTTCTCCTGTATCTTCCTGAGCCGTTCCCAATCATCGACCATATCATGCGTCCGATTCCGGCAGTCGGTCTCGTTGTCGTAAAGCTCGCAACGTCTGAAGCTGTCAAAATCCCACAGACCGTGAATCTGCCGTCCGCGGTCGTCAACCAGCCCAAGCAGGTCCTCGCCGTCGTCCGTCTCGTATGCGTTCCGCACGTGACCGAGCTTGACTCGCCCGTTCTGGTTTACGTAGTATTCGCAGTAAGGTCGGAGCGACTTGTCCCGCGGCGACGGGATGTAGGCTTCGATTTTCTTCCGGATTGCTTCGTCGATCATGATTTTCCCTCCTTCTCGATCGCTGTGTAAGCACGTTTCGCAGATAAGATTGCATCCGGCAGTGGATTTCCACGGACAGTTCATAAACGCCATTGAGCGTTTTTCGAGCGTTTTTCTCATTCTTCCTCCTCCGGTTTTTTCGGCAATGGCCTCCAATAAAGAACCTCGTATGCCCCTTCGTTAGCAACCCACCAACTATCGCATTCCTTGTCGAACCGAGCGAATCCGTAATACGTTTTTGTTCCCATTCTGTTTTCCCAAACGCACAAAACCGTTTGACGTACTGATTTTGGCTGCTTATCCTTCGCGTTTATCCACTCACTCATTGTTATCCTCCTCCGGCATCTCCGGCAGATATGCCCAGCAGACAGTGTGTACTCCGCGAGCTTCGCACCACGGATTTGGTCGGTTGTGATAGTACCCCGACGTCGAAATATAGCTGAATCTGCCGTCGTCTGCCATGTTAAACGTCAGCACGTTTACGTTAGAGTCATATGGTCCCATCTCCGGTGTTTCATCCCCGACTCTCCTCCACCTGATCCGTTCCAGCGCCTCGATAGCGGCGTCGAGTGCTTCAACATCGCACTTGAAAATTTCATCGCCGTTCGTCCTTGCGAAGTCTGCCTGCGATTCGCGCAAGCTCCTGAGCTGCGCTATGATTTCAGTCTGTTTCATTCCTTCCTCCACTCTTCCGCGATCTGCGACTGCGTGACCTTTACCCGGATTCTGATTTCAGCGGCGTCCGGAATCGCCTTCTTAGCGTCCTCGAAGCGCGTCAGCGCTATGCCGCCGTAGCGGGTGGCGCAGACGAAACGCCATTCCGGATCGCCCGCGCGTTTGTACTCGACTATGTTTTCGATTTTAATCATGACTGTCCTCCTCCACAGCTGCGAGCCAGTATTCCCTCCGGCAGTCACGGCAATCTTTCGGACCATGGCATTTCTGGCGCGCGTCTATATCGCCCGGACAAATGTTCAGCGCGCCGTTAAACACAATAGCGCGCGGGAACATCTCAATGAACCTTTCCTGCCGCGTCTTCACGACCGCGGTTGGTGTATCAGTTGGTACATCAGTTGGTGTACCTGTCGCGCGGTTGGTGTTCGCGACAGCCCTCAGTCGCTGTGCCCAGCGAGTGATTTTATCACTGCTGATTTTCGCGATCTCTTCCTTCTTCCTGTCAAGCGTAAGCACCTTGACTGCGCCTTCAACATCTGCAATCTCCTCGAGCAGATTGTCGTATGCGGCATTAAAGTCAACCGGCGTCGGATTTGTCTTGTCAAGCACTCGTCTGAGCTTCAGCGCGGCTTGCGCCAATTCAGCGGCTTCCTCAGCGAGCTGGCAGAGGATTTCGAGCGTGCCTAACCTCGCCGTAATGTACTCAATTTCCGTCATTTTCTTTCCTCCCAAACCTCCGGCAGCCAATCCACCGCCGTATAGTGCTTCAGCGGGCACCAGCTGAATTCGCCTTCCGAGCTGATGACACCGACCCTGCAATCATCGCAATCATCATGCTTTTCGCAGTACCCTTGCAGCACCGCGATGGCGCGCTTAACGCGCCGGGGTAGTTTATTGCTCATTTTTCCATCTCCTCCAATTTCTTAAGGTCACCGCTCAGCCACAGACACATCGTCTCGATGATGATGAAATTCATCAGCTGGTCAAGGCTGGTTTCAAACCTCTCGTCGCCGGCTTTCGCGTACTCGGGCTGCCCGGCGGTTTTCTGCGTCATGCAGCGTTTCAGCCGCTCGCAGCACTCGATTAAAAACGGCACGTTCGATTTTTGCGCACCCATCATCAGGAACGTCCACATAGTGTCGAAGCTGTCTTTCTTGACCTTCTCGTCGGCTAAAGCGACGATCTTGTTTGTCTCAGACGCCGCCTGCGCGAGTGCCTGCTTGTCCGCCTTGGTAAGTCGGCTCATACAATAACCTCCCGAATCTGAATGATTTCCACAGTGTTGAGTCTGCCATCCTGTTGTACTCCACCATTTTCGCACGATGAAAGTTGCAGTACATCGTGTCGTTCCCATCTTCGATCGGCGCGCCGCACTGGAGACATAAATGATTGGCTTTCCGGTAGTCCGGAATCAGCCCACGATCGTGCCGTGCCTGTTTCGCTTTCGCGGCTAATTCCTGATGATGCCTTTTTTCTTTGATACTGTGCTCATAACAGTAAATCCCGTGCGTCGCAGGCTTGCCACAGAGCGGGCATAATCCTTCTTCCTTGCGTTCGTGCCGACGTGCTTTCGCCTTTTCGGTAGCTTTCTTGCGCTCCTCGGGGGTGGACTTAGCCCATTTGCGCGCATTTCTCGCCGCGATTTTTTCGAGGCATTCAGGGCAGTATTTCCATTTTCCGAACTGCTTCGCCTTATGACACTCATAACACAGCTCGAGCTTATCGAGCAGCGCGTATTTTTCTTTGCTCGTCATTTCAGCTCCTCCATCTCCTTCATCTTCTTCTCAAGCATCGTATCGCCTGTGATGAGCCATAGCGCCCGCAAGGCTACCGCCGCGATGAATACCGGGTCATCCGAGCCGTTCAGATGCACCCGGCAGGACTCGGTAAGCTTGATGATGTCTGTCCAGCTCATCTTCTCGCGGGTTCGCTCGTACTCATCGAAGTAGCCGCTCCGAAGAGCCGCCGCTTCATTCGGTGTCCTGCGCCCCGCCCGGACATCGCGCCCGAGCTCGGCGATTCTGATAAAGTATTTGAACTCTACAGGAGTCATATTATCGTAGTCGAGCCATTCACCCGAATAGGCTCGCTTTTCGGTGTCTTTGAATTCCATAATTTTCCTTTCTGTGGTGGGTGTGGTGAGTTTGGAGGCTTTCTATACTTCTTATATATATTTTTTCTTTTATTTTTTTGTACACGCAAAGGTATAAAAGGGTGCAAACTCACCACACTCACCACACATTACAAATGTCAAGTGTCCATCCTGCTTTGCCAGCTGGCAGTCAGGTGTAAGCCGTGATATATATAACACGCTCTGCCTTTGATTTTCTGATACTGCTTTGACATCTCGTTCCCGAACTTCGTACTTGTATGTACATACTGTTCGCCGTCTCTTGCCCATGACTTATATGCGGCGTATAGTATCCCTGCCGGTACATCTCCGCCGGGCTCTGTACACTCCTCAAGGAACTGCGAAATACTGTCCATCTCATGCCGGTATTCTGCCACCGCCTTATAGACCGCAGACGGCATCTTCAAGCTTTCCTTTTTGTAGAGCTTATAGCCCTCGACCGCCCAGTTCAGAATACCTGAGCTCTCACCTCTCAGCCGCCCGGGCAGGTGCTTGTCCTTCTTGTCGTCCGGAATGCAGACCTCGAACGGAATCATATGCACACGCCGCCAGATTCCGGTATCAGTGCCGCGGATGATCGGCTTATGGTTCGTTCCCATCCAGAGCTTGAACTCCGGCATGAACTCGAATTCATCGCCATAGAGCTTTCTCGCGGTCACAGGGTCTTCGCCCGAGAGCTGCTTTATCAGTCCCTCGTTCAGCCGCATTCCCTCGTTCGGCTCGGTGCTGGTAACGAATCTCGCCGATTTCAGCCGGGCAATATCGCTGTTCGCGCCGCCGCCTGAGGACGGCTTGACCATGATCGTCTCGGGCTGTACGTTCGCCGCGTACCCGCCGCATATCTGCCGTATGGTCGAGAGGAAGGTCGACTTTCCGTTCGAGCCGGTGCCGTACAGAAAGAACACACACTGCTCTGACGTGTCGCCGGACAGCGAGTAGCCGACCGCTTTCTGGACGTACCTTATCAGATCCTCGTCCCCGGCGAACACGGTTCGGAGAAAATCCTTCCAGACCGGGCAGTCCTTTTCGGGGTCGTATTCGACCGGGACAATCTTTGTCATATACCGCTCGGGGTCATGCTCATGAAGCTCGCCGGACTCAAGGTCGAGATAGCCGTTCATCACGTTCAGATAAAACTTGTCCTTGTCGGTCTGCTCGGGCAGGATCGGGACGCGGTGCTGAAGCTCGGCGATCATTGCCTTCTTCGACTTATTCGAGCGGCTGGTCTTGCGCCACTTCATGAACGCCTTGAACTCGTCCGACTCGTTATCGGGATCGCCCGAGCTGTAGAGCTTCGCCTCGGCGTCCATCATCTGAATCGAACGCTCGGCGGCTTTCTCGATCTCCCCGCCGCGGTCCGACACCCACTTTCGGCGGTCGTAGTACATCCATCGCTTGTCGACGTAGTTGTAGCGTAAGAAGCCGCCGAAGAAGTCGTACAGCCGCTGTGCGTTGCCCATATCGTCAAATGAATACATTCGCGGATCCGGCTCATCCTGCGGGTTCTGAACGTTCTGAGAGCCGATATTCACGCGGTAGGCGGGCTTTGGCGTATAGACGTTCGGGCACTCGGCAATCGCCTTCTGAATCGTCAGCACGCCGTAGGTGCTTCCCGCCTGCTGTCTGTCCCACTTCTCGCGCATCAGCCCCGACTGCCTGAACATCGCGTCCATCTTGTCGGCGTCGCACCGACACCAGAACGCGAGGTGATTGCAGAGAGCCATGTCCGCCTCTGAATGCGAGGTATAGCCCGACGTGTCGCCATGCCAGAGCCGCATGAAGCCGTCCGCCGACTTCGACCGGCTGATCGCTTTCAGTATCTCGTCGACCGTCTCGGGATAGCTCGCCGGAGCCGGCAGGGGAGCTTCGGCGGGAGTCA